CGATGCGTGTCTACCAATTCCACCACAGTCGCGTTGGCAGGGTATCTATCAGCACTGACCATCAAGGTCAATCACCTTTCCAATCGTCAAGAGCCGCAACACATTTCACCAAGCTTTCAGGACACAGGTGAGCGTACTTCATAGTCTGTTCGATCTTCTTATGACCAAGCCACTTCTGGATATTTTGGATAGGCACCCCAGCAATGGCTTGTCGAGATGCACAAGTGTGGCGGCAGGTGTACGGGACGAAGTCTTCATCATCTCCGAAACCTAATTCCCCACGCACGTAATCCCATTGATGTCGCATCCACTCATTAGAGAATGGAAAGAGCTTATCGATAGATCGCTTCCCCATCATGCGGCGCTTGATAATCTTGAGAGCCCGTTGGGTTAAGATGATAGATCGAATGGTACCATTCTTAGTCCCATCCCCATCACGTCCATAGACACCCATCACAGGGTTCTCTCCGTTCAACACAATGTCAGCTACAGTGACGTTGTAGAGTTCGATAGGACGACAACCTGTGTCCAAGAGACAAGCCACCACGTCTGCATGATCGAACTGCTCTCGTGATCTGAAGAGGTTCAGAATGGCTTTCTCTTCAGTTAAAGTGAAATACCTCAGACGACCATCGGTGCGCTTTGGTGACTTCATCTTTGGAGGTGCTTTCCCATACCGTCCAGAGTTTTTAAACTTGGCGGCGTGTTCCAGTACCACACGAAGACAACTGACCTTCTTTGAGATTGTCGAAGGCTTGTTCTTAACCTCATTCACAAGGTGAGAGATGAAGTTGATACCTGCCTCTTCATCTATCAGATGGATCGCGTGTGTCTTTCCAAAGAACTTCACAGCTTGGTTGGCATAGATGGTTTGACTATCTTCAGCAGGACGACCAGACCAGACATCACGAACAGCCTTATCGACAGCTTGCTGTAACGTCCAACCACCTCCTTTTGCTTGTGAGGTGTTTTCATCTTTATTATCGATGATCCCTAGGACCAACTCAGCCTTGAGGCGTTCCTTCTCCTTAATAGCTTCATCAAGGGTATCGCAGGTGGCATTCTTCCTAACACCACTCTTTGATACACGAACGAGATAGTTACCAGAGCGTAAGCTTATACCCGTAGGTAAAGATTGAGAACCATGCATGGTATGTCTCCTTTAGCTATCTAGGATATCTGTAAGTGATTTAGCTATCAGCTTCCCATAAGGGGTAAGGTTTACACGTTTAGAACGGGCATCTATAGGGTCTTCAACTAGGGTAACTAGCTTCAACCCTGGATTACCTTTTCTAGTCTTATTCCCTAAAAGCTGAATGTTCCTTGATGCACTTGCTGTTGAAATACCAACACGTTTACCAACATCAGTAACTGTGGTGTCAGCGTGGGTGCAGATATCTAAGAAAACATGTTGCGCTTGAGCTTGAAGCTCCGAGTCCAATTTTCGAAACTCTTCAACTACCTTGATGATCTGCTGTAGCTTCTTGAGTTGATTCATAAGTTTTCTCCCTGGACAGGATGATAGACAAACTACCAATCCAAATGAAGTGATCATTGAACAGCGGGCCACTTTTGTCCCGCCTATACTCAAACCACTTACACTCTTTGGTGTAACCATTCAACTGATAATAGACTTCCGTTCTGAAGATGCGCATTGGCTTTATAGACCTTTTTTAGGAGTTTTTTGTTTTAGATACCACTCTAAGCGGATTGATATACAACAATTTCTAACCAAACTATGTAATTCAATATGATTAGACGGGGGGTCTTATACATCAATCAGTTTAAGTGACTCGATGTAGTTACGAAGGTGAAAGCATGTCACCTACGCGATCCCGTAGGGTATCCTAAGAAATTAGGAGTATTCCGTGAAAGCGTAGTGTGTGCCTATGAGGTATTTCCCTTTACTGACTGTGAGGATTCTTAGAAATCTCCATCAGCGACTTGAAAGGTAGGGATACCAGCGTCACGCCACATAGCAACGACACTGTTACGATCATCCAAGCTTAGGTATGGATGATAACCATCTTCTTTGATCTGGTCGAGTAACTCTCGCTTAACCTCAACGTCGGACCTGAAGTCCTTCGCGGGGCGCATGTAGAGCTTGTCATAAGAGATCATATTGAACGTCAACCACGTCTCAGTGAGCTTACGATGTTCCTCACCGCGACCAGTAGCTAAGACACCAGCGAACCCTACGTTCATTAGAGAGTGAAGGATGAGCGCGACATGATGATGAACCGTATCGTACCCCATGAAGTCATTGAAAGCTTTCCAATCCCTCTCAGACACTGGACGTTCAACGAAATGGCGACGGTGGTTGTTGTTTGCGAGTGTACCATCGATATCCACAATGACGGCGTATTGTTCCCCTTGCGGGATGATAGGGACGAGATCGTTCATGAGCTTTCCTCACACCCTGAGTGATCATCACAGGCTTTACAGATATCATCGTTAATGGTGATCGAGATAAACTCGACATCATAAAAGCAGGGACCACTTTCGATAAGTTGATCGAGTTCTTCCAGTTCCTCTAAGAGGTGAACCTGAGGTGGATTGTTCTTATATTTAACGTGGGCCATCCATTTCATGGAATAGTCCCTCCTTAATGCAGTGGCTGGCATCATCAGGCCCCGGCAACCACGCCAGGACGACACCCCGCGTTAGCTAGGGTGTTTCGCCTTAGTTATCTGTAGGATGTCCGTGCTTAAACCAAATTGACGTAATCTGTATGGCGTCACGTTCTGAGTATTTAGCTCGTTTCTGGAGAAGAAAAGTTACAACAGACTTAGGCCATCCCCGTTGTCTTGTCATACGGTAGACAGCACACAACACCCAATACTGCTTATCTTTATGTTGATGTGTATTAATCACCGTTTAGTCCTCCAATTGCCCAAGGATCGATCCGGTGAAGTTCTCAGTGACCCGTACCAGTTCACTGTGGTTACCTTTCGTGACACTCTCAGCCACGTACCAGACGTTTTTGGTGCCTTCGTTCACACCACTGGCGAACGCCTCTGCTTGGCCTACCTTGGCGAACGAAAACTCCAGCCAAGGTACTTCGGTGTCAGCGTCTACGATTTTGAAAATAGCCATGATCAATTCTCCTTAGCTCTTACTTGATTTGACAGTGAAGACGATGGAACAGACAGCCGCGCTGGCTATCATTCCGATGATCAAAAAAGGGGTCAAAGTGTCCTCCAAAAGTGATAGATCGCTGCCATCATCAGGTACCAGGAACGACCCCGGCACGACGCCCCTAGAGGCGTTTCGGCTTAGTAGTTTTCGAAGGGGTTTAAGAGGTCTTCCAGTTCTTCGATAAGGCTGTACATTACAGTCGATCCTTTTGGTGTGATAGTTCGCATGGTGTAACGATGTATGCAGACTCAGGCTGCGTTGGGTCTAATATATGGGGCTGGTTTACGAAGCTCCTGACGAGCTTCCTTGACGACTTGGCGCACCATATCTGAGAAGTATGATCCGTGATCTCGGAACTTCTCAGGGTCTTCATAGATGGACCCACAGAGATAATCAGAGGATACCTCCACACCGTCAAACTCAACGGATACTTTAGAGGTAAAGCACTCCCAAAGACCTGAGTTGACGTTGCGTTCTGTCTCACCTGTCTCATCAAATGAGAAGTCACAGTCATAATCAGGTTCGATAGACCAAACGATAGAGAAGCGCTTCGTTGAGAATGTCCACATTGTTTGCATGATTATTCTTCCTCCCCTTCGTCTTCATAATCCTCTTCGATCTGTTCAGCGATCTCTGAAGCCCAAAGTTCAACAGCAATGGATAGATAGAAGACAGCGATACCGGACCAACTTTCCTCGTCCTTAATCGCTGGTAATGATCCATAACGATCTGTGATGTAATCAAGAACGTCGTCACCGTGCTCCGTCATGGTCTTAACGGCGTGATAATAGGTAACAGCGGGCATGTACGCCCCTGAGGCACATCCACCTTGTTGGATAGAAGCAACATCAAGAGGTGATACGTCTTGGTTCATCCAAGCTGGTACATTGAGGTGCTCAAGGCTTTCATAGCTGGTGATTGGTTGATCTAAATCCCAAAGGTCAACGTCCATTGTCATTACTCCTAGAAGCGTTTAAAATGACCGGAGGAAGGGAAGAGGCTTAGAGCCCCTCCCCAACCTTGCATCTAGAAGTGTAAGGAGAGGTGGACGCTGTAACGTCTACCTTTCCACTTCCAGCGCAAGACAATCCTAATTTTCATAGAATTGCCCTCCGGTATCCCTAAGCGATCCCTGCATGATTGCAGTGGGTGGACCACCTAGAGAACTGAATGAGTCACTAAAAGACACCCACTAGAGGTGCCCTTAGGTGATGCATTTAGTAGTTACGTTTTGTGAGACTGATATAAGGAATGCCCCAATTAACTGAGACAATCCATAAGCCCATATCGTAGATATCATCCCCTTCACCCCATGGTTCTTTAGAGGTCGTCTCCCCTGCATTCTCTCCATAGTGATCGACAAAGGCTTCCCCTGAGAGGTCTTGAAAATCCTCTAAGGCTTGTTCCGCATCATCCCCTTGAGCGTAGTAATACGTGGTGTAAGTTTTCATCAGGAATACTCCTTAGGGTGTAACGAATGAGGGTTTAAAAAAGCCCTCAAGGTGTCCCCTGAGAGCTTCTATTAAGCCTTCATTTATTAGGCATAAATAAATCCATCATCCCCTACGTAGGTTTCAAAAGTACCGTAACACTCAGCGGCTTTTGTGAATGTATCAGCGTATGGCCCCCACAGATCACCACGATCCCAAAAGCCAGCACCATGTCCATTACGAGTTAACCAGAAATCATGCCCCGCTTGTTCTGGGGTACCATTGGATTGTTCAGCATTAACGAAACATCCGAAACGGTGCCAAAACGAACGACAATCGGCTTCTAGATTCAAGCGCGTTTCATTACTTAGGATTGAATCATTTTTAGGTTGATCAGTATCGCCTGTATCCGTGAAATACAGTGCCTCAATAGCCGCAGTTGTGAAGGCTTCTAAGTCAGTCATAACAAACACTCCTTAGGGTGTAACGAATAAGCGATTAAAGAAAACCCCAGGTGTCACCCTAGGGTCTTGTCTAATTGCTTAGAGGCTTATGGGTCGGCCAGAGGTTGCGACCTATTACCCTGCCCTAGCCCCGTTACGTCGTTCATATCGGCTAGGCGGTGGTCTCATAAGGTTCATGTGAACCCCGTTTGGTGACTAAGACTTAGCATAGTAGTTACGAGGGTGTAAACCATTAAATTCAAAATAAATGAAAAAAGATAGATACCTAAGGAAACCAAGGGTTACAGCCTATCAAAAAAGATAGATATAATCATAATCAAGGGTTACCATATTAAGATAATTCATTGAGAGGACCATATAGAGGCTCTATAAGAGGTAATCCCTCTATTATGTCTTATGGATAAGGCTATACTGAGAGGTAGCTTTGAGAGGGACTAGCAGAGACCCTATAAGGCTACATTGAGAGGACCCTATAGAGACTCTATAAGAGGGACCTAAAGAGGGTCACCTATAGACCTACTATAGATGTATAGAGGGTCACCTTATCTAGAGGGGTCCAGAATGATAAGGTATTGAAAACAAACAAAACAGATACCGAGACACAAACGTCCATATTTGAATGAACCAAAGCCCTACCAGACCACCCCCAGACCCTCTAAAAGGTATCACTAAGCGTACATCACGCTGTGAAAACTGGCAGAAACCTTAGGGTTTTCAAGCCTTGCACCGTGGTTTGTACCAATCTGATCAACAAAAAGGCTAGGAAAGCCGCCACTTTTCGAAAAGCCGAGGGGCGATGGGGGAAACTGCGCGGTCCATTATTAATTATACCCTCACAGAAATTTCCACCATTTTCAAAAGGGTATGATACGTTGAATCTCTATCTACATTTCAACGAGGTTATCATGCTCAAACTCATCACCTTAAGCTCCCTCATAGTTCTCACTGGCTGTATAACCACGGATGGCGATCTCTCACAGAGCCTCGATAGGTGGAACGGAAAGATGGCCCATGAGTTAGTCATGAGCTACGGAGCGCCTGACCAGAAGATCGAGATAGCTGAGAACGGATCGACAGTCTATTCGTATAAGTATGAGTCACCACAGGATGAGTTGCGTTGTGTCGCAAACTTTAGGGTGAACCCTGAGGGAAATATCATAGAGACGAACGCTACAGGTAATCGTGGTGCCTGTTGGAATCTCGTTAAGTGATCTATGAGACATCTTTATAGTTATCTCAAACTTCACCATTGGAGTTACGCTTTTGGTATCTCATTCCTCTTCTATGCGATAATTGGAGAAAGGATTGCTGCAGTCCCTTTAATGACCATAGCAATCCTTTTCCTTATCCTTAGATGGGACTTCTATAGGTGATCTATCTGATCATCTATATGTCCACATAGTGATTCCTAAAAGCACCAAAGCTAAAACAATCACCACATGGAATCCCTATTACCGTTGTCGTAATCGAAGTCATGGTGTCTCACAAACACCTCAGGTCCGTTATCGATCAATCCAAAGATACCATCGTAGATACGTTGCTCACGTTCCTCGATCCTCTTCTGAAGTTCTTCACGTTGATCTAGGCCCATCTTCTCGACCCAATATGCTACACCCATAGCCAGGGCATCGAGCCTATCGTCATGACGGACAGCACCACGTACCTTCGTCATACGGGTCATCTGGTAGATCAGCATGTAATCCATCTGCTTCTCAGGAGGTAGGTCTTGAACTGAATCAAAGTCCTTCTGAATGACAGATGGAGAGATCACCAGCCTATGCTGGTTCATAACAGGCTCCAGAGTATCGATGATACGATGCTCTTTCTGTTGGTTATGTCGAACCTCTTCCACTTCACATGGATATATCTTCTTTAGATAAGGCTTCAGGAGGGCTGTGAACATACCATCACCAAAGTTGGACTCCACTAAGATCAGATTGACCTTATGAGTCTTAGCAATCATGCAGAGGTCTTTAAGAGACTGCTCATCGTAACCTCCTGAGACACCACCTGCATCAGGAACAAACAGGTTCCCATTGAGAAAGTTAACGACAGCATAGGAGGTTTCATCAGAGCCTCGACCTGATGGATCGATGACCAGGACCTTACCTTGGTAGTCAATATAGTCTCCAGGTGTCGCCATAGGACGATGGAAGTAGTCACCATCCATTGCAGCGTTCGGAAGGTTATCGAGACGATTACTCTTATCAGATGCCCAGATGACATTCTCAGGAGCCATCTTGATGTCGATATCCATGACCACAAGGTCACGAACCTTCAGAGGAAACTTATCAGCATCTGATAGACTTGTGTCGAGCATGAACTGTAAGGCAAAGCCTGATCGACCATAGGACAACTCACGCTCAAGGAGGTCCTCTACAGAGAACCGCTTTGGATCAGTTGGCATCCCAATGACGCCATTGAGTTTCGTAATGATCGGAGCGAGACGAGTACCATAGCGATTCAACATCTCAGGAGCAGGGAAACGTGCGGGCCAGATGCGTACAGTGTACCCACGTTGACCAAGGACATTATATAGAGACATATCCAACTGAGGCGTACCCAGAAAGAGAATACGTCCATTAGGCTTCAAGATAGCATCAAACTCTTTGACAGACTCTGAGAGCTTCTCTCGGAGCGCCTGGGTCATTGAGTTATTAGGTACCTCTACGTCATCACCGATAATTACATCAGCACGGCTACCCGCAAGCTGACCAGTGATACCCATAGACTTCACAGAAGGTGCATGAGAGGCACCAGCAGGTCCTACATCAAATGACACCTTAGAGAAGCGTTGGTCTTTCTTTGGAATAAGATGCGTAAGGATAGGCATCTCCAAGATCAAACGCTGAGTGAACGTAGAGAAGTCATCAGCGCGAACTTTAGATGCAGATACAACGAGAATGTTTAATTGAGGATCACGTAACAGTAACCATACAACGAAGGCCGAGGTGATCCAGGACTTACCAGCCCCACGAAAAGCTTCAATGACCTGCCGTCGATCCCCAAACTGGAGGGAGTCAGCCATGTCTAATTGGATTGGTGTTGGTTCTGGTAGACCGAGATGACCCCAAGTGAGTCTAAGGAAGTTTGCAAAGCGACTTAGCTTATCTGTAGGATCAACCTTTAGAGCCTTCTGGAGACGATTCATTACGTCCAATGCTAAAACTCCTTGCATCAGTGTAAGTATAATGGCGCAGGAAGCCCGTAAAGGGGTGCTGCAGCGTTATCTAATAAGTTTTGGTATGAAGACCCAGGAGACTCTAAAGGAGATACCTTAGAGAGTCTCCTGGGGGTTAGTATTAATTCTGGGTTACGGTGTTATCCGTAGCAACACCCATCAGATAGGCGTTAATGGACTCACCAGTACCAGCATCAAGAACTGCACGGACCTTCATTCCACCTGATACCTTCAGATTCTGTACACCAGCAGCAGTCAAAGCTGCCGTGCTAATCGTATTGTAGACAGTACCACCATCAACAGAAGCCTCAAGTGTCACAGAGCCAGTGGTGAACGTACCATTCACAACCAGGATAGCATCAACCACCTTGTCACCATTGGTGTCTTCAGGAGTGGCAACAGCGAAGGTCGTACCATTGGCGTTGGTAGTTTGAGCAGAGAAGAGGGTAATCATTGTAGAGAAATTTCCTTACGTGTTTTTATATAGAGACGACATTATCAAAGTCATCAGAGTCGGGTAGAGAATCTAAAAGACTACCCATAGGAGAATCTGGAATAGCTTCAGCTTCAATGTGGTTGTCTTTTAGGAATTTAGCGATGGCGTTCCATTCCTGTGCGGTGAGAGGAATTACATTCCCATCTTCATCTGTATGATTGAAACGAGCCTTCATATCTTCAGCCAAGAGATCATGGACTACATTTAGGAGGGATTCATTGGCAGCCATTAGGAACCCTTCTTGAGAGCCATAAGGTCAGCTAGTTTCTTGTAACCGTAACTCGAAGCGACCATCACCATGTAGGACCATTGGAACCACTGAGGGGTCTTATCGAGCGCATCGAAACCTTTAGAGACATACACATCCATTCCTGGAATGAAGCACATGATCACAGGGATCGAAAACACAATCAGGAGGAACTCATCCTTCCAACCTGCATTCTCCAAAGAGGTACGCTCCCATGCAATATCTGCATCTTGAGAAGTCTCTAATCGCTTAACCATAGAGGTTGTCTTGGCTTCAGCAATTCGCTGAGTTGATGCCGCAGCAGCAGCTTTCTTCTCCTGACTACGTTTGATTGCCCCTGAGATTGGGGACACGATCAATTGCAGGAGTGCAAAGATACCAGTCATATTAAGTACCTTTCTTTAGTACAAATTTATCGTAAGCTTCTTTAGCCATCATGGCAGCACGAAGCGTGACAATCAGGGCACCGACGTAGAACACATAAGTCTCCACACCAAGGTGGAGGTACTGTGTCCACGCGGGCATGGATAGTGCGGGCACAGCAATTGCTCCGTCAGTTAGAAGTTGTTTAGGGTTCAT